CTAATGTTGTACAAGAAGGAAGTAATTTATATTTTACCACATCAAGAGCACGCAATTCAATTGATGCAGCTGCTGGTGGTCCAATTGCATACAATGCTACAACAGGTAATGTCTCTTTAAATACATCTGGTGTCACTGCCAACACCTACGGTGGTGGCTCTTTGATACCTGTTTTTACTGTTGATCAATATGGTAGAATTACTGGTGTTACAGATACTCAAATTACCGCTTCAGGTACTGGAGGGTTTACAGTTAGTACGACAACTGTGTTTCCAGGGCATAGTGGAAATGTAGATTACGGGGACTTAACAACAATTACAGCTGACGCCTTTGGTGTGTCTCTAGGTACTACATATGATTGTATGGAACCTAATGGTAGTATAGTAAGTGAAGATTTAGCGGTATTATAATTAACGGAGCAATTAATGCCAACCCAAGTACAATTTAGACGTGGATCTACCGCACAAAACAACAGTTTTACAGGAGCTGCAGGTGAGATAACAGTCAACACAAGTAATAACACTATTCGTGTACATAACGGATTAACAGCTGGTGGTTTTGAATTAGCTAGACAGGGTAATGTAAGCTTATTATCTTCTAGTACTTCTGCCGAGCTTGCTGCAGTGATTAGTGATGAGACAGGTACAGGTAATTTAGTATTTGCTACCAGCCCAACTCTTGTTACACCGGCACTTGGTACACCATCAGCAATTGTCTTAACTAACGCTACAGGTACAGCAAGTAATTTAACAGCAAATATTGCTAACTTTATTACCGTTACGGATGATACGACAACTAATGCAACCAGATATATTATTTTTGCAAATGAAACCTCAGGTGCAATAGCTGAACAGGTATCAAGTACTAAACTGTTCTTCAACCCTTCTACAGGCTTATTAACCTCTACTGATTACAATTCATCTTCTGATAAGAGATTAAAGAAAAACATTAAGACTGTTGAAAGTGCTCTTGATAAAGTTATTGCACTTCGAGGTGTTTCTTTCGATTGGAAAGAAGGTGGTGCTAAAGCCATCGGTCTAATTGCTCAAGAGGCAGAAAAAGTAATTCCTGAAATAGTATCTCAGGACGAAAACGGGTACCTTGGTATAAAGTATAATAATTTAATTGGGGTTTTAATCGAAGCTATTAAAGAACAACAGGAGCAGATTAAAGCTCTTAAAAATAGAATTGATGAACTCTAATTGTTAAGATTAAAGTACAGGGTAAAGTCAAGTTACCAAATTTTAACTTTTTTCCTACAAATTCCAAAAAAACCTTTATAAATAAATATTTTAGTAGAAATTCAGGAGAAGATTATGAATCTTTATATCGAGACAGAGAACGGAACATATAAGAATCACCCGGCTTTGGAGGAAAACCTCATTCAAGCATATGGTTCTGTCCCGTCACATTGGGAGCCATTTACCCGCGTAGAGCGCCCCACATTAGGAGTCTATGAACTACTGACATCAGAAGAGCCTACCTATGAAAAAGTAGACGGAGTTTGGACCGATGTATGGCATAAACGCGATATGACTGCAGAAGAAAAAGCAGCTGCACAACAAATCGCTATCTCTTTTTTCTTTAACGTTGAATATGCTTCTAACTGGTCAGCATGGACACTGGATGAAACTACATTAAATATGGTACCTCCTGTACCTCGCCCTGAACCTGACTTAGCAAAAATTGAAGCAGGTATTGAAACAAGGTGGTGTGGTGCAGACAATAACTGGAAAGATACCCCTGTACGCCCAGAGGGTGAGTACAAATTTGACTTTATCGCATGGCAATGGGTCGAAGTAACACCTAGTTAATTTAGATTAACCTCTTAACAGTGGTTTTAAATTTAATTTGTATATATAATTATATACATTATTAACAAGATATACTATGACAAAAACTCTACCTAAGAAAACATCTCAGAAACCGATTCGTAAAACTAAAGAATCGGTTTCTGAGGTAGCTCCTGGTATGCAGTTGCAGGTTGATCATTATTTTCCTTGCCCTATTTACTTAATTGAGCGTCCAGATTTTCTTAAAACTGTTAGTACTGTATCAGAAGAAAATCTGGAGGTTTCTCGTAAAAAGGGTGATCTTGACGAAATTTACCCTGTCTATATGACGAATAGTTTCTATGGTGATTCCCGTATGGCAGAGTTTACTCAGTTTATCGGAGCAACTGCCTGGAATATTCTTAATGAACAAGGCTATGACATGCAAAACATAGGAGTTTCATTTACAGAAATGTGGACTCAAGAACACCATAAGCATTCGGCAATGGATGCACACGTTCACGGCTTTGGTTCACAGATAGTAGGCTTTTACTTTCTTGAGACTCCTGAAGATGGTTCAAAAGTAGTATTTCATGACCCTAGACCAGCTAAAATTCAGATTGATCTTCCAGAACGAGATGTGAGTGTAGTAACTCCTGCTAGTAAAATGATTTATTTTACCCCTAAACCAGGTTTAATGATCTTTGCTAATTCATGGCTATCCCATTCTTTTACACGCCATGCAGCAGACAAGCCCATTAAGTTTGTACATTTTAATCTAACAGTTATACCAGCGGCGCCTGCAGCTAATAACACTTGTGATATTCCGCCTGCTGCCGAAATTATATGAACATCTACCATATAAGGTTTAATAAATCTAGGGGTCAAGAAGGTAGAGGGACCTTAGATCATGCATGGCGCGTGTTTGAAGGTAAAAAAGAATATCTTTTTAAAAATTTAGATATTACAGTACCAGTTAAGAGTGAAAAAGACTCTAACGGTGTTGATTATAATATTACCTGTACAGGGTATTTGATTGCTGATAAAGAAACTTCTACAGCAATTATAACTTCTAAAACTGCTGATTAAACATTACATCACATTATATACTGCAAGGGCCTTAGGGCCCTTTCCTTATAAATATACCATATAAATTAGGAAAGATACAATGTCTTCACCTTCATCCAGACAAAACCTTATAGATTATTGCCTTCGCTCACTCGGATTTCCTGTCCTCGAAATTAACGTGGATGAAGATCAGTTAGAAGACCGTGTTGACGAGGCCATACAGTTTTACAGAGACTTTCATTATGATGCTGTTGAAGCTGTATATCTCAAAGAACAAATTACGGCTTCTTTAATTCAGATTACCGGGGTTAATGCTGCATCTTTTTCTATTGGTGAAAAAATTACAGGAGCCTCTTCCGGTGCAACTACCTTTGTGCACGCTAACGTTTCAGCTAACCGGGTTAATGTTAAGAATACTGCAGGTACATTTACACCTGGTGAAACAATTGTTGGCTCATCTTCAGGTACATCAGCCACATTATCAACAATTACTCTGGGTAACTTTGATAACAAGTACGTTACTTTAAATGATTCCGTATTAAGTGTTGTAAGGACTCTACCTTTATCAAGTAGATCTAACAGTATCAGCTTTTTTGATGCTAAGTATCAATTGATGCTTAATAACATTCAATCTTTAACTAATACTGATATTCAGTACTTTACGATGTTAAAGATGCATATAAATTTAATAAATGACTTGATGACAGGACAAAAGCCTGTTAGGTTTAATCGTCATATGAATAGATTGCATATCGATCTTACCTGGGGGGATGGGGGAGATCTGGCTATCGGGGATTATATTATCATTGAAGCTTATCGTATGCTTGACCCAGATACGTTTACCGATGTATATAACGATGGTTATCTAAAGAGATACACAACTGCTTTAATTAAGCGTCAATGGGGTATTAATCTTAAGAAGTTTGAAGGTGTTCAATTACCAGGTGGGGTAACGTTGAACGGTCAAAAGATCTTTGACGAGGCTATGGAAGAGATAAAAGAGTTAAAGGATGAAGTTAGATCTACCTATGAACTCCCTGTGGACTTCTTTACAGGTTGATAATGTTTACAGCTTATCTCATCAGCCCACCTATGGATTATACCATCAAGGCAACAACTAATCCACGTGGATATACCGAATAATGGCAACGAACTTTTATTTTCAATCTGGTATACCTGGAGGCAGATCTTCAGAGCAATTGCTCATGGAAGATATTATTATAGAGTGCCTGAAGATATACGGGTTTGATACTTATTATATTCCTAGACAGGCTGTTAATGAGGATATGATTTTGGGAGAAGATGTGCTTAATAAGTACGCATCAGCCTACCCATTAGAGATGTATATGCAAAACGTTACCGGGTTTGAGGGTGACGGCGACCTTATGACTAAGTTCGGTGTAGAAATTAGAGACACCGCCACCTTCGTTGTTGCAAGAAGAAGATGGGATGAGGTAATCGCAAGCTCAGGGGATGCTGTCTTAACTACTAGACCGGCTGAAGGTGATGTAGTTTATTTTCCTCTAACTAAAGCTTTCTTTGAAATTAAAAGAGTTGAATCAACCGACCCTTTTTTCCAGGTAGGTAAATTATACGTTTATAAACTCCAATGTGAGTTGATGCAGTACTCTTCTGAGATGTTTGATACAGGGGTATCTGAAATAGATGATATTTCCGCTGATAGATCTGCTGACATCAATGCATTTAACTTATTACTTCAGAATGGTGATAGAGCGTTACTTGAAGAATATAGTCCGGCTGGTATCATTCTTCAATCTTATAACTTAAGTACTATCTTCCCTAATGTAGATAATGAGGACTTTAGAGGTGAGATATCCGTACTGGACTTCTCCGAGAGAAACCCATTCGGAGAAATAAATGTTTGATAAATTCTATCACGGAACAATACGAAAGTCAATAGTAGCTTTTGGTAATATATTCAATAATATTCATATTGATAGATTAAATTCAAGTGGAGGTATTACACAAACTCTTCGGGTTCCTTTGGCTTATTCTCCTAAACAAAAGTTCTTAGCTAGAATTGCCGCGCAACCTCAATCTTTTGAACAAAGCTTTCAGACCTTTTTACCAAGACTTGGTTTTGAGATGATAAGCTTGACTTATGATCCTAATAGAAGAGTTAGCCTGGTTCAGCAGAACAGAGCGTTAAACGGGACGTCTACAACTTCTTTGAACGCCCAGTACGCCCCTACACCCTATAACATTGCGATGACGTTGTATGTGTATACAAAGAACCAGGATGATGGGTTACAAATCATTGAACAGATTCTACCTTACTTTAATCCTGACTATAACTTGACTCTTAATGCAATCCCAGCAATGGGCATTAAGAACGACCTTCCTATTATACTAGATAATATTACCTACGAAGATGAGTATGAGGGTGACTTTACTCAAAGAAGAGCCATTATCTGGACTCTCAACTTTACAATGAAACTTAACTTTTACGGTCCTATCAACAGACAGGGCATTATCAGAACTACAAACGTTAATACATTCTCAGACCCCGCACTAGCTAATAAACAATCCTCATACACCGCAACAATTACTCCCGGTACCGCTGTTCCTGGTGATACTATTGGTATTACAGATACGTTTGAGGACTTCTAATGAAATCACTTAATAGAATTAACGATGTCTTTAATGTTGAGACAGACGTTGATTTGCCTATTCCAACGAGTATGCCTGTTGCGTATAATCCTTCTGAGTTAGATCAAGAGGATGACTTTCAATTGGCTCGCAACACCCTTCGTAGTTTAATCAATAAAAATGAAGATGTAATGACTGAGTTGGTTCATATTGCTAAGAACTCTGAGAACCCAAGAGCATTTGAAGTTGCCGGGCAATTAATATCAGCACAAACTGCTATCACAAAAGAGTTAATTGGTCTACATAAAACTAAAAAAGATATTGATAAGGCAAGCGGTAAGATGGAGAATATTAAACAGCAGAACAATATCGTGTTTGCTGGTTCAACCTCTGATCTTATGAAGATGATTAATGGAAAATAATTCTTATAATGGCAACGACCTACTCAAGCCTGCCGGGTTTGAGATGCAATTTACCTCCGAGCAGGTAA